TCAGATTGAATATATGCTGACATGCACCATGGCATCAGCAGCAACGCCGCTAAGGTTGTTGCAGACGATATCCTGACTGGTCGTGTTGTTGGCGTAAGGTGCTCCAGCGACATGAAGGGCATCGGAACTTGCCACGACTGTTGCGGTGCCACCCGTTATGGTGCCAACGAAGTTGATCGTATAGTGGCCAGTGCTTGCCTTGGTCACACTAAGCACGTTGAATGATGACTTGATCGTTGGTGTCGCCACGGTGCCATCGAAGCTCACCCATGCCACGGGACGACCATTAGTAAGACTTGGGGTCGTGCTGCCAAATAGATTCAGCTCGATGACGTCAGATGCATGGGGCGTGCCGGTATACCTCGACCCCGAAGTCTGATAGGCATTGACCCTGATCGTGTTGTGGCCTTTGTCGTCGGAACCGAAGAAGATGTTCGAGTTCAATTGCCCCGACATGACGAGATCGACGTTATTGCCGATCACGTTACCTGTGCCGGTGTTGCTGATCGCCAGACCGACAGGGTTGGGGCCACCCTGCGCCGGACCAACCCAGCCACGCACATCATTGCCAGAGCACTGGCCTCCCATGAAGATGTTGTAGGTGCCGAAAGGGGCGTAATAGTTGCAAGTGTTATCAAACTAGCAGTTATTGGCCAGCAGGTTAACGTTGGCCGACTCGGAACCTTCAAACTGACCACCGATAAACTGGCTACCCGCTGCACCGGACTGGATGTTTGCCGCATAGCGGTGACGCTTGCCGAGGCTTCGAGTCCATCCGTGGAAGCTGAACCATCGGGCCGGACTGTTGGCGTAGAGCGCGTCCCAGGTATTCGTTGTAGCCTGCCCTGCATCAACCGCGACGCAATGCAGGATGGTGCTGTCATGGGGCCCGTTGAAGTACCAGCCGTGTTTCTGCACCGTATCAATGAAGATCCGTTCGAAATGGCCTTCCATACTGAAGTAGTCGCCAGCCGGAGCACCGGACGATGGGCCATCCGTCAGCAGGCCATGCCCTGCCGTGTTCTTGATGTAGACCTCGCGGAGCACCGGACGCTCGCCATAGATGCCGATACCGACACCGACCAAGTTGCCCGAGCTGGTGTTGTTGGCCGCGTTGCCGTCGATTGACAGGCGATGAATGATGATGCCGACATCGCCCAGGTTGTTGGAGCCACCAAGCGCGTTGGCAGCGAAACTGGCCGACTGAATGACGCTCGTGTTGGCGCCATTCTTGAGCTTGAGAGTTGTTTTCTCGGCATTCTCACCGATCAGTATCGTGTTGGCAGGAAGAGTCAGCAGTCCCGTAAGGTAGGTTCCCGCCGGGAAGTACGCAGCCTTGCCTACCGAGGTGGCATAGTTGATGGTGTTCTAGATGGCGGTGGTATCGTCTGTAATACCATCGCCCTTAGCGCCATAATCCTTAACGCTGATGAAATCGCGCATCTTATCCTGAGAGGTGCGCTGCTAGGCTCCCGTGCCCGCTTGAATAAACCCGACCAAGGTCGATCCGGAAGATGCCCCTAGGCCACTTGCCCCATACCCAATAGCGGTAACCTAATCCCAGATTTGATTGCCTTGGGCATCTTTAACGATTTCCCGAACGCTTGTGCCGTCCGCAATCCATGCGACCGCCTGACCATTGGCATCGAGAATAACGGGGCTCGGATTTAGGATGGTCAATGCCTAGTCCTGATAGGTATTGACAGGCGTCAAGGTCGAAGGAATGTAATAGGCAACCGATCCACCCGCCAGCGGGTTGCCGTTCTGGTCCTGATACTGTTTTTTGGCATTGGTAAGTGGCAAGCTCATTATGGACCCACGAAAGTGTTGGTAAGCGCGATGGGGACGGATACCGTTGTCTAGGCTCCTGTCACAAGATCCGTAATGGTATCGACAGCGACATAGTTATCTGTGCCGGGTGAATTCACACCGTTACAGCTCTGGCCGGTGAACGTGGTGGTTGCCGACGTTGAGGAATTTGCCGAGCACGTACCGCTGCTGTCCGTCGATCCGCTTGGGTTGAACGATACCGACCAGCTATGGGAATAACTGCCACTGCCATTCGAAACAGATACGGTGGTTGATGCCGTGGTCAGGCTAAGGCGCGTTGATGTGGGGCTATTGCTATGTCCTGAGGCAGAGAGCGAGGATGGACTAGCCGAAGCACTCAGTGGAAGCTAGGTGAGCGACTTCCACGAACCATTAACGCCAATCCAAGCGCCTGTGATCTGCTTCCATGCGCCGCCCACACCGATGTAAAGGTTCGTGAGCTAGGCCCAAGATCCTCCATTACCGAGATACATCATGCGTGCTGGAACCAAATCTAACCATTGACCGGCGTACCGGAAGGACCGGAGGCCGAGACGGTAATCACGCCAACATTGGTTCCGATGCTGTAGCCGGAAAGAACAAGCGTGGCCTGCCCACCAATACCGCCAAGGCTAGAGGCTGCCCCGGCAGGATCGGCACCCACGTCAGAGGCCGTCAGGGAGCCATATGCGAGCGTCGTGCCGTTGGAGATGGGAACCTGTCGGTTCGCCCCAATGGCGAGCCTAGAAGCTGCGCCAGAGGCTCCACCGACAATCAAATCACCCTGGCTCGTCATGGGATTAGCAAAACCACCAATACCCGTCACGGCGTCCCAAATCTGATTACCCTAAGCGTCCTTGACGATCTGCCGGTATACCGTGGAATCCGGTCCCCAGGCTACACATTCGCCTGCCGAATCCAGCGTAATGGGATTCGGGTTGATCGTTGTAAGTGCCTAATCTTGATACGTATTTACCGGTGTCAACGTACCGGGCTGATAATACGCTACACTACCGCCAGAGAGAGGGTTTCCATTGGCATCGAAAAACTGGCTTTTGCCGTTAGGGATTCGATAGCTCATGAGGTTGTCCGATGCTTTCCAGTAAGTATTTCACTTGGTGCGAAAAGAGTGTCTTGGTTCTTCTCTTGGCAATTGCCCTTATCTCTCATGACTCGCTCTATACCATCGCCTTTTATCAAAGGCATGGCCTTGATATTCTTAAGGCGTGTGTAGCGCTATGGCTGTTCTTGCGTGTCGTGGACATGATTTTCTGCCTCCCCGACCGGCGCGCCGCTAAACGCCATCTCGATGCCATCGAGAAGAAATGGGGCAAGTTTTAACGCTGCAATAGCCAGTTGGTCACTTCGCCATTGGGGCGACCCATCAGGGCGTTGTAATAGGCGTCGCTGTTGATCAGCTACTTGAGGCCGCGACCCGCTGCCACTGTTCCAGCAAGACCGGCGCCAGCAGCGATATGCGAAAGTCCCAACTCGGGACTAGCTGCAACAGCTCCGATGCCACCGATACCGCCAAGCGCATTCATGATCATCTGGCGCGGACTCGTGCCACTCTGCGGCGGTTCCTTCAGGAAGCGTTGCCCAATACGGGCCAGGTCGCCCATGTCGCCACCGCCGTTGTAGGCCATGCCTCCATAGTTTTTGCTGACCTGCGTCATAAGAGCGGCAGGGCTGATATCGCCCGTAGGCGATTTAGCCACCAGTGGCTCAATGGTCTTCATGGCCTTGTATTGCGCATTGGTCTGCGCCAGTTCCTTGGCAACCTGATCCGGTGCGCTGCGCTGCATGGCGTCGTTCAGGGCCGAGCGAATATCACCAACGATGTGAGCCACGTTGGGATTGGTCGAGTTCATCAGGCGATCTAGCGGCGAACCCTTCTTGATCAGGTTATGGGCATATTCGCCCGGCATATCCTGACCATCCTTGAAGCCATTCAGAACGTTGTCAATCTGCTTGTTGACGAGGCCAAGCTCCTGATCGGTAATTGTCTGCGATGCGGTTCCCTGAATTTCGGCAAGCTTCGACAACAACGTTTCATCCGGCTTTACGGCCAACTGAGGCACGAGTTCATCGTACTTGTTGCCCAAGGTCGTCTTGGCGTTCTGCATCACCTGCGGCGTGATCTTTGGGGCGTCCTGACCCATCTGCTTCGCCAGGGCGTTGTTGAATTGTCCGCGCAACAGAGCATCCGTCTCGCCATAGCCCATGGCGGGAAGATTGCGTAGTGTCGAATCGGCATATCGAACAAAGGGCGCGTCCGTGATCTGCGGGGCACGAAGCTTGATGCCGAGGTTTTCAGCCTTCTGCGCTAGTGCGCGTGTTTCCGCATCCAGCATGGGAATGGCCGATTGCGCAGCCTTCTGCGCTACATCCCCCAACGGGCTGGCAGCGCCACCAATCGCGGCGCCAATGCCTGCGCCAGCACCCACAGGAGCGCCGGTAAGGGCATTAAAGGCAGCGCCACCAGAGGCACCAGCAGCGGCCTTAGAAGCGGCACGGGTCAGGACACCACCCACACCAGAAGCCCCAGCACCACCCTGCCCCTGTAGGAAGTTGGCTGCGCTATCCACGACACGCCCAAGCGCCGGAGACAGTTCACTCGCCCCACCCGCTAGAGCCTTGGCGCCCGTACCGAACAATGCCCCGCCAAACTGCAAAGCGGGGGCGGTTACGGCAGTCTGTCCGGCAAGCTTACCAATCTCAAACTGCGGCGTATCGCCATATTGAGCCAAGAGATTGGCCTTGATCGCATCATCCTGAGCCTGAGCTTGTGACGGCTGCCCACTGATAATTCCGGCAAGGTTGTTTTGCTTGCCCATCGGGAACAACGTCTAGGCTGTTTCGGGCGAGAAACCATGGTCCGTCAGGAAGTTTTGCGCCTGTTGAGGAAGATTTCCCTCATGGTTGATGACCCATTCGGCAGGCTTGTCGATCACCTGCTTTACGCCATACGCAATACCAGCGCCAAGCTTGTTGTTAGCGTCGAGGATCTTCTGGCCGGCCTGCTTGTACTGGTTGACCACCAAGCCATATTGGCTCTTGAGGTAATCCGACCAGCTTTGCTTGGCCTCAGGCTGAGCCGATGCCTGCGGCGCAAACATGGCATCTGCATCTTCCACGCTCATGGCCTTGGGAGCTTGTGCCAGCGATGCCGAAGAAGACGGCTGCGCGCCAAACATGGCATCAACGTCATCAACCGATTGGGCTTGCGTCTGCGGCATGTTGGATAGCACCTTGCCAGGATAGGCTTTCGTCTTCGGACCCCACTGCGACGTATCGGGTCCGCCGTGGTACATCTTTAGGGCTTGGATCACATCGCCCTTGCTGGCCTTGAGGTTTTCCGCCAGAAGCTTGGCTCCCGCATCAATGCTCTATGCAGGGTCATAGGCATTGTTGACGCCTAGAGAGGCATCGTTCGCCGGCATGATCTGCGTCAGACCGCGAGCACCTTGGTTAGACGTGGCGCGCGGATTACCCCCGCTCTCCGTCTGGACAAGACCGGCAAGTACACCAGGCGGCAGGTTGTACTTCTACTCCGCCGATGCGATCAGTTGGCTGTAATCACTTGCCATTCTTCGTCAACTGCATGCCGAAAGCAGACATGGTGCCAAGGAGCTGTTGTTTCTGGCTCTTGTCCAGCGAGTTCCAATACTTCGCCTGCTCGGCCTGCGGCAGATGGTTGAACTGGAAAGCGGCAGCATTGGGGACCGTCTTGTTCCATTCCGACTGGAACTGCTGGAACGACTGCGGGCCGTTCTGTTCCTGATACTTCTGCCACGCATCAGCCTTGGCCTGCTTGTAGTCGGTCAGGCCCAACAACATGCCTGTGGCTGCCTTAGCCGCCTGCGGCGTCATATCACCGTTAGGCGTGGAGGTAAGCACGGCGGTCATCTTGCCGTCCGTGGGCGTGCCGAGTCCGCTGGACACCGTGCCAAGGACGTTCAACATGCTGGCCTTATGCATGAGCTGAGAGGCCGTCGCCTGCTCACTCGGGATACCCAACTGCGTGAGCACGCCGCCAAGCTTCGCCAGCTTGTCGTTGAGCGGGCCCGGATTGGCCGCATCGATTTCCGACTGAACCTGCTGAAGCGCTGCGCGTTGCTGCGGAAGGGCCGAAGCCTCTTGAATGAGCTGCTGGCCCATTTCCGCGCCGCCCTTGGAGGCCACCTCAATAGCGGAGGAAACGCCAGGCGCAAGGCCGGTCTGCACCAAGCCACCCCTTCCACCCTGCTTGCTGGCCTGCTGAGCCCTGAGCACGTCCTGAAGCGACATGATGCTAGGCGTGTTGTTCGGGCCAACCACGGAAACCTGTTGGGCGTTCTCGCTCGGAGAAAGTCCCTTACCGAACGTGGCGATCGGCTGGCCCACCGGACCCGCCATCTGGTTGGTGTTGACCAGACCGATATTCGGTCCATTATCGATAGCGCTTACGGTCGGTGCTAGCATCTAAGCCGAATGCTGCGCCATGGCGTAAAAGTGCTGAGCCATGGAGGTCAATTGCTCGGGAGGAACCGACGCGGCCTGCGCAATGAGCTGTGCCCCCTCCTTTGCTGGCATGGCATGTGTCGCCACCAGCTCACCTACAACATTCTGCACGTCCTTCATCGAGACAGGCTTGCCCGTGGCGAGAATTGAGCCAAGGGCATTACCCACGTATGTGGCTCGCTGATATCCCTATTCCTGCGTCAGGCCCAAATTGGAAAGGGCCGTCTGCACGTTGGTCTGACCCGCCTGTGAGGCACCAATAGCGGCACGCGCAGCCAGCGGATTAGCGGCTAGCCTTTGGTTGAGCAGATTGGTATCTAGCGTTCCATCCGGGCGAATGGATGCCTGAAACTCTTGTCCAGCCGCCTGCTGGGCGCGCTGATTAAGTAGGTTTTGCTGGGCATTGGCGAGTTCCGTCGCCTGCGCAAAGTTCTACAGCGGATTAACCGGCTGAACATTGGCGCCAGCGCGCAACGGAATGCTTGCATCAATATCGACCATCTCTTAGTCCGCCTCAGGTTGGCTTCAGTGCGTTGTACATGGCATACGTCGATGCAGCATTACCAATGCCGTTAAGACCATTAGCCCATGCATTGGCCGAACCTACCTATCCCGCCGCTAGCGCATTCGCTCCACCAATCTGAGCATTAACTGCACTATTGGTATAGCCCTGCCCGAGCGAACCCGTTTGTGCTGCCGCATTCTCGCCAAGACTAGCCACACCCATGAGCTTGTTGTAAGCGTTTTGTTGATTGGCTGACCAGATTTGCTGATCAAGAGAAAGCGTGTTCTATGCAAGGCCCGAGGCATAGTCCGCCGCCCCCTTCATGGCTGCGCCGGACACACCTAGACCCTTAGCGGCATATCCGTTCTGCGCGGCCTTAAGGCCCTGATCAAGCGTGAACTGATAACCGGGAGTCTAGACTAGCTACTCCATGGTCGGGTTGAAATTGGCCGTCAACTCGTTCATACGAGAATCCAAGCCATTCATGCCGACATTGACACCAGACCATGTATATGGGCTCAGATCCTGTCGCGTCTGATTGTACTGCTGCATGGATAGGTTGGCAGCGTTGTTTGCCGCCTGAGCTTGCTACTTCGCCGCGCTCTTGGATGCGCTAGACGACATAGCGGAGCCAATGAGGCCTGTTGCCGCGCCGACGCCGACTGCTGCCGCTACCATGGTTAACCCTCCAAAAGCTTCGTAAACACGATTTCGGTTTCGTGGTATCCGGCAGCTTTGAACAGTGCCGAATGGTTTAGATGAAGCTTAGTGGCAGTGAAAATCTTCTGAACCCCACGCTACTTCAGGACTTTTTCAACGTGTTTGAACAAGTCTGCGCCAACGCCAGACTTGCGATACGCCTTATCCACGAAATAGATATCCGTGTAGGCTGTCAAGCTGTCGGCGTAGTGAAAGTGCGGACGGATGAAGCCCACCCAATACCCGATGATCTTTCCCTTGTGGCGAGCCACCACCCCACAGAAGGCGCCCATGGCTTCCTGCACGCGGTACTGAGGCCAATCGATATTGAGCTTGATGACATCCTTGTTGATCGCCACCTCGTCCCAATGCTTGTCGAACAGTTCGGCGCCTTCGCGCTCAAACGTCTCAAGCGGCTCAACGGCAAAGGTGATCATTCGCCACCCAAAACCTGTTCCATCAGGTATTCAAACACTTCCTGGCCTTCCTCAAGGTCATAGATCCACATCAGGCAATCCTCACGTCAACAATCATATGGATGCGCTCAACGGCGCTGTTGTTCCAGACTTGATGTTTAGGCGGTTCAGAACCATCGGCCCTTTCCTTGCCGTTGTCGAACCACCACAATTCACCGGGTGCCATGTAAACCTGCTCGTCGCCTGCTTCAAAGACGACGCCCGGCGCGCTCTACAGGACGATATGGTGACGGTGCCAGTAGTTGGCGTGGGCCGGTGTATCCGCATGCTGGAAGATGCGGCCACCGGGCTGGATACGGTTGATGATGACTCGGCCCAAACGCGTACCACCCACCCGTGCCATCAACTGCATGACAAGAGCACGGGCCTCCGGCAATCGCCCGTAAATCTCCTGATCGACGCATTCGTGCTGGTCATACCCCGGCGCATTGAGATGCTTCTCCGCATCTTCCTGCATCTCAAAGACCGTGCGCGGAGGGAACCTGAGGATCAGGCTGTCAATCTCACCGAACGGCCCCTAAGGATAGGACCGCAGATAAGTATCTTCCGTCCACCACTCGGGATTTCGGGTGATCTTGGCAAGCAGAGGCATCACGTCGATGCCTTGCGCAAGGCGCAGAAAGTTTTTCATAGGGGCAAGAAATTCATGGTAGGTGCGGCGGTATAGGTCACCTTCACGGCGTCGCCGTTACGCACAGAGATGTTTCCCGTTCCGACCGTTATCGTACTGGCGCCACGGGTGATCTGAACAGATGTGATGGTTCCACCGGAGATAGCCACCTCACCGCCAGTCGTCGCGGTGTAGGTGAAAGGTGAGGCTGTGACGGTAATCGGAACGATGGCTGCGCCGGCACCGGCAAAGGACGGGAAAAGCGCCTCCACCTGTGAGCGACGAATGGCCTGATTGCTTCCGGCAGCGGCATTGCCCACCTGAAACGACTGCGTTTGATTGCCGGCCACGGGGGCATAGCGGCTGTCAGCCTGGGCAAGGGGAACGGCATTAGAGTTAGAAGTGGCCGTGGCAACGTTAAACTGCTGATTGGCATTACCAGCAGCCGGCGCAGCGAGGCTTCCACTCGCGCCACCCTGATTAAGCCACATCTGCTGAAGCAGGCGCATCCAGGGCGTCGTAATGTTCCCGCTCTTGTCCACGAATGGCATATTGAGCTGCGGAAAGTTGCTCATGACGCCGATGCCTCCACTTCCACGTAGGCACCATTAAGCGCCGTCATCACCGGAGAGGACCATGACAGCTCAAACACGCGGTCACGGGACAACCCAAGACGCAAGAACTGAACCTGCTGGATGAACTGACCCACTGCCCCCAAGGGCTAGGTAATGTAGTTGCTCCAACTCGCCCCACGATCATTGCTCCAACGAAGCGATATGAGCGGAGCAGCCTGTGTCGGATCGGTTTGGGCGCCCGTCTGTATATCTGCCACAAACTTTCGATAGATGACGCGTTTCAGCTCGTTCAGGACGTGCGGGAAAGCGCGAGTGCGGACAATTGGCGCCCCGTTGTCTGTGTAGTTGTTCTGGTCAAGAGCGTACAGATTGCCATTTTGCCAGTCACCGACGACATAAGTGCCGTAAGCAAAGGCAAAGACGTTGGAGCGGTGGCGATGTTCGAAGCCATTGGTATCATTCCACGTCCGTTCGTGCCACAAGCCGGACGAAATGTCGTAAACCCACGTCGCATCGGCGATCGGGAAGTTGAGGACATAGAACATATGCCCTTCTTCCTGGTAGATGTAGCCGATGGCGTCAGAAATCGTACTGTACTGAGCAAACGCATGTTCAATCGCATGGGTCGAGATGCGCGTGGCGTTGTAGTTGCTGCCCATCAGAACAATGGCCTGACCCTGAGGGTCCTGGGATAGCCAGAAGACCGCCATGTCCTGCGTGCAAACCGATTCCGGGGCAACGCATCCGTGCTGGATGAAGGCGCCCGGTACAGACTGGAACGGGAACGCTGCCGAACCGGCATCAAACCAGATTTCCGTGGTCTTGGTGCCAAGCAGCCAGATTTCCCGGTGCATGACCTCGATAGACACGAGGATATCGCCCGCGCCGGTCTTGCTGGCAAAGTACGTCGGATCAAACGTTGTGCTATTGCTCAGCGACGTGTAGAAGATCGGCGTGCCTTTTTTGTTGAAGATGAAGAAGGTGTCCAGATACCTAACGCGATCAGCGCCCACAAATGCACCCGTCGGATCAACCAGCGGAGCAAAGACGCCTGTCGCGAGCGTGATGGTGTAGCCACTGGTTGTCCCGTCAACAAGTACAAGGGTGGTGCCGTTGTCCGCCATGGAACACGGCGTCGTATTGCCGGCAATGGTGCCGAGAAGCGTCAAAGCCCAAGATGGGCTGATCGAATAGACGTTCTAGCCACAAACACCATACAGCGTGCCGTTGGTAGCCTTATAGAGGCAGCGCCACACGTTAGAGGTAGCCGTGGCAAGCAACGTCAGCCCTGGCGTCGGGTAATGCGTGATGAGCGTCGGTGAGCCTGCCGTCTACGGCATGCCCTGGAACGATTCCAATTGATTCACTTGCGGGTACAGGTTCACGCATCGCTGAGCCGATGCAATGATGCTGCGCGCCTCATAGGCACCCGATAGCAGGCTGATTTGCATCAGTAGCTCTGATCGCCAAAAATGTTGTAGAGCGAGTCTCGCGTCACCTGAACTGGTAACGTCAGGCGTGGAATCTGCGCATTCGCCCCACGGATCACGCTTAGGGACGACTTAGCCAGCGCGATGATGGACTGCTCGGGCGGCAGGCCGTACATAGGCCGAAGACGAGCTGCGAGATTGAAGATGATCGCCTCCTGATATTCAGGCGGCAACACCATGTTCTAGGTCAGCGAGGCAAAGCTGCTGAGCTGCGTCTTGACAGAGATATGGATGGTGTACTGATTGGTCGGCGCCGGCCAGATATAGAGGTTGCCGTAAGGGTAAGCGGCGTCATAGAACGCGATCTGCGGGAACGTGGACAAGCCTTTGAGGGCGATCTTGTTGTAGTCCTCGCGGCTTCCCAGCACGTCCAGCGGATAGTCCACGGCCTGCGGGCCATTCACCAGGCGAACAAAGGCTGCTTCGATGCGATCCGGTCGCGTGATGTTGATGCTCTGCCCTGCACCCACGGTATAGGACTGCGCACCCGTGGCAGCAAAGCTCACATCATCCAGCGAGTAAACCAGCCAACGCTTACGCTGCCACTAGGCCAGCATGGCGTTAAGCAAGGTGAGGGCGTCGTTGGAATCTTCCGCCGACGCCGTTTGGCCGATACCGAGAACGCCGGCCATCTTCAGCGCGAGATTGATGATGCTGCTGGCATTCGGTAGCGGATTGGACATTACTTAGTCTCGCGCTTGGTTGGTTTCTTCACAGCCGCTTCTTCCTCGGCATTCTGCACAATCACAGGGCCATCCTTGCCCTCCACCCATTTAGGGTATTCATGGTACTCGTAGGGCGGGAAAACCAGCTTGGAATAGTCCATATCAGTTCGGGATAAAGCTCAGGGTCGGGGCCACCGAATAGGTGATGACGTACTGGTCACCCTTGGACGCCAGGAAATGACCCACTACGCCACCGAGGTTGGTACTCACGCCGCCACGCTTGATGGCGACCTGAGACACGGTGCCACCCGAGATATTGAGCGTGCCGTAAGCGGGAGCGGTGTAAGTGAACGGGGAACCAGTGGGGCTGACCGAGATGACGGGCTAGGATGAACCGTTAACCACGGTATCGACCTTAACGCCGGCAAGCTCGTCGGTAGAAACGCCAGAATAGTTAGGCATGAATGTCTCCGAGAGATGGGGCGGCCCGAAGACCGCCCCGATGGATTACAGCTTGTCGGCCACGACGCACGCCCACTCCGGTCGCACCCACTGCCAGCCGTACAGAATGTCCAGACGGGTGATGAACTGATCCGTCGAGACGTTGTACTGACTGACCATGCGCATGGAGATACCGTCGTAGGACTCACGACCGGCGTCATGCACACCCTTCGGCATCACCAGGTCGGCAGTTGCCAGGGTCACGGCCTCAGGACGCAGCACGAAGTTCTTGCGATACACTTCGCTCGCCTGCGACACGACCGTGATAGCCGCACCACTCGCCGGAGACACGTCAACCGTCTGGTACTGCACGGACGGGCCCGGAATCAGCGCCGGATAAATCGGGATCGAGGTTGCACCACCGGCCACATCAGCCGTGACCACGAACTGACGCAGCTGACCGACCGAGTTCTTGGTCAGGCGGTTGACCGCGTTCACACCCGCAAAGGTGATGATATCGCCCTTCTTGAGCGGACCAGCCAGCGCCGAGGTGGTGATGCTGGAACCCGTCTGGCTTGCACCCGACACCGTACCCAGCGTGCTGTAGGCGCCCGTGGTGTGCTTGAGGACAGTCTGGTCCATTGCCCACTGCTCAATGCCCAGCGCCGGACCCATCATTTCACCCGAGGTGAACTGCTTGGAGACGGTGCCGGTCGGGTTGAACAGGCCGGCCAGACTGGAAACCGTGCGAGCCTGGGTCAGCGGGTCGAGGATGGCGCGACGACGACCACGCGGGGCCGAGTTCTGGTCCAGATAGGCACCAGCAAGCAGCCACTCGTTAGCGGTCGGGGTATCCACCGCACTGCCGTTGAGCTTGGAGACGTAGTTACAGATCGACTCCGCACCCGACATGACGTTAGCCGCCACGACAGCCGCCAGGTTGTTAACAGCCGGAGCGAGGATGCGCTCCGAGTAGTCCTGCAACGTCAGGGTCAGATCCTGCGAGCTGTACTGCAAGTCCACGTGGTCCTGATTGGTCAGGGTCAGCGTGGTGTTCTGTTCGACGGTGTTCTGCGGCGAGGCAGTGACCGTGCCCGTGGTTACGGTGAAGTCATTGGGCAGGCGGATACGCAGCGAGTTGCCGATCTTCGCACCGTCGCGGGCGAATTCGTCGCTGTACTACTTGTCGATGGATGCGATGAACGCGTTGGAGTTGCGGAACAGTCGTACCGCCTCTCGGGTGATTTCCTAGCGGGTAAGCAGAGTATTAGACATGAGATTCTCTCAATGAATTAACGGTGACGTGCCTTGTCCGCCTGATCGTCGCGCCACTTGATCCATTCATCAATGGACATTTTGGAGGGGTCCGTTTCATGCGAACCACCACCGCCTAGCGGCTTGATCGGTGCAGGGGCTTTCGACACAGGAGCAGGTTTGGACAGCTTGTCACTGACTTTCGTCAGCTCCAAAGCCATCTTGACGGGAGGGAGCGACAGGATATGCGCGGCGTCGTCCAGATGCTTGCCGAGGTGGTGATAGACTTGCGGCCCATTGGGCAGGCTGTTGATTGCTTCCAAGTACTCGCGACGCTGGCCCAAGTCACCCAGCAGCGAGTGACCCTTCACAGCTTCGTCAAAGTCCTGAAAGGACTCCTTGCCCTTCTGGTAAGTGGTGTTGCACGCCTCGTTAAAGCTTTTCTGTTCGAACAGCTCTTGAGCCTTCTTGACCGCCAACGCTTCCACGTCGGGAATCTCGGGCTTCGCTTCGTCACCGGGCTGACGGTTGCGCAACTGCTCAGCGAGAGCCTTTGCAGCATCCGCCTCACGGCGAGCTTCCCATTTCTCCCGGGTGAGTTCATCGATACGCTTCTGGAACCATGGCGTGCGTTCCTTGGGCTGTTCCTCACCCTAGCCTTCGGGCTTTTCAGCCTCAGGCTGGCTTACTTCTTCCGTCCCCGAAACGGCAACTTCTTCAGCGGGGGTCTGCACCTGTTCTTCGGTCAGGGAACCGTCTTCGTTTTCGCTCATGACTCGCTCTATGTTGGATTAGGCCCGGTTTCCCCTTCCGGTTCGGGTTTCTACGCGGCAGCCATGGCCGTAACGCTCGCGGCCACGACAGGACTTAGACTTTCACGCAATGACTCGTACACCAGCTTCTTGAGGATGGGCTCAAGCACAGCCGGGTTAACATCCTTCAGGGCATCCATGCGGTCTGTTTCCGCCTTGAATGCGTCGATATCCTTCTGCTGCTCCACCGACGTGCGCCTATTCTTCTCGTCGGCAAGATGCTGCGTGACGCTCTCTAGCGCCTTCTGACAGGCTTGGAGCTGCTGCTGAAGCTGCATGACCTGCGGACTCGGACCACCCAAGGCCTGCGGCGGCACCATGTTCTTGAGACGTTCGGCCAACTCTTCCGCCATCGGGAAGTCAGCGGCCTTCATGACCAAGTCACCAGCAACCTGCATCAGCTCGGGCGACTGCGTGGCAATCTGCGTCAGGGCGTTGAACGCTTCCTCACGCTTGGTAGCGAATGCCGGACCGACTTCAGAGATGACGTCATACTCACCCACGCGCGGGTTGAAGATGGCCTCTACGGCGCCTTGCTGAGCCTGATAAGCCTGCTGGGCTGTGGGGTCGATCATCACCTGCGACTGGTCACCGTTCTCCGCCAGGATGCGAATCACGCGCTGCGTGTCGTAAATCTTCGGGATCAGGTCGATCAGGATGCGGCCCGTGAACCGGATAGCGACAGCCTGATGATCCACATAGTGATAGGTCGAGTTGTCCGCCTTGCGCTGCCGTTCCTGAATCGCAATGCCAGTACGCTCATTGGACTTCTCGCCCATCTGAGACTCGTACTGGCCGGAGACAAGCATCATCTCCTGTGCAGCGACCTGCATACCCTGCATGTAGGCCGGCGAGAATTCGGGCGCTGCCTGGCGCTGCGGGGGAGCAATTGGATTGCCTGCGTCATCCAGACCGTTGTAGGGCAGCACCGAGAAGTTATCGCGGTTGGCCGATTCCCAATACGTCTCGTAACCCTCAATCGCCTGTGCGGGAGCGATATAGGGCGTCTTTGACTGCAAGGCGACGTGTTCGACCGCTGCCGAGGTCCAGTAGTTGTAAGTGCGCTGCGGGTCTTTCAGGGCTCGCGTATGACCCTTACGGTCCAGCTGGCCGTCAATGACCGTTTCTTCGCCCACCACGCGGACAATCGGGACGTACTTGCCAAGCCATTCCCGCTTTTCGGCAATCTCCGAGCCTGCGATCAGATACCACTCGATCTGCTGCTCGATAATGTCGCGGGATTTGGTGTTCGGATCGGCCAGCAGCTCGTCGCGAATCTCAGGCGGAAGGTCGGAAGCCTTGACCACGCCATCAGCCAGCGAGATGAGTAGGTCTTTCTTCTCCGTCTTGCGGTAATACTCAGCGACACGCACATGGTCTTTCGTGACCCAATCGCCACCCTCGTTCAGGGTGTTGCGCGGCACCTGATCCTTGAGCTTCGGATATTCCTTCTCGAAGATTTCGCGCGGCATGTCTTCGAAGACGAAGCCGAAACGCGCATCCGAACCGTCAAACTCGTTGATATCCGGGTCCAGATAAACCGACAGCGGGTCACGGACGCGGCGTAGGTAGATTTCCTGGTCGAACGTCTTATCGTTCGGGTAGTCGGTGACAACGCGCCAGTAGCCAATGCCCGCCTAGACCTGGAAGGTGTTGGCCGTGTCGTAGACGCTTTGGGCGTTGGAGATGTACTCGATATGCCGAACCATCCCCTCAAAGACGTCTGCGGCCTCCTTGGTCGCGCCACCGCCTACCGGGCTCACCCTGACCGACGCCTTGTTCTACCGGCAGTCGTTGATGATCTGTAGGTTGTGTTGACGGGTCTTGTTGATTGTCAGGGCGGGACGGTTGTCGATCGATCGCGTCTTGCGCAACTCGTTCGGCCACTGGTAGCCATTGTCCGCGTCACCATTGGCGAACTTATAGTCTTCCAGGAAGTTGTCACGGGCCTGGGACTCCCAATCCTGGCAGCGCTTGAAGCGCTTCTAGGCCTCGCGGACGATCTTTTCCTCGTCTTTCACTGCATCCAGCCCGTGTTGGTGTTTGACAGATTGAGACGGAGCGGCATCTTGACCTCGGTTTTCTCTTTGCGTGGCTTCACAATGCCCGGGAACAGTTCAGTCAGTACCCAAATCCACGCATCGGCACGGTTCGGGGAGTATTCGCCGAGATAGCCCACGGTAGAGAAGGCCGTCAGCTCGTCTTCCAGTTCGTTAAAGGTGCCTGCGTGACGAATCTTGCCTTGCTCATACAGAGCGGAAAAGGGTTCTGCACGTACGGCCTTTCCGCGTGATGCCGTGACCTACTTGAACGGCGTTCGCGGCCTTGCGGTTTCGATGACGTGCTTGACCATCGCGCCGCCGAAGTTGATTTCGCCAACAACAATGTCCGCAGAATGTCGGTCGTAGGCACTCGCAGCGATATCGCCCCAGGTTTTGGGGCCTGCTTTGACCGTGCAATCTTCAAGCAGGTAGGCGTTGCCGTCAGTACCAAGTCCGCCGACGACGATACCGATGGCATCGTTATCAGCGTTGTCCACATCCCCTGATCCGGAAGGATCGACCCCAACAATGACCCTAACCATGTCAGGAAGCTCATGCGCTCTCCACTTGTCGATAGTCTCCGCTGCGAACAGCTGGTTGGGCGTCGCATCGGCAAAGTTGCCGTCTAGGAATCGCTTCCTAAGCCGCGCACTAAGGCCGCTGAGCGTGTCGAGGTAGCCATCCGACAGATTCTCCGCGTTGTCCTGCGGGTTGATCTGGAAGTTCGCGTAATCGTCAGGACGGGGCAGATTAGCCTTCGTCTCGGGATCTCGCTTCTGGATGAAGACCAGATACGACCAATGCGCCTTACTCGGCGGATTGCAGTCATAGTACATACGGGGCTGAAGCGGCCTATCTTCCCGACCCTCAATCTGCTGCGTCACCTTCTGAGCCAGTCGCGTCAGCGCCACGCCAACGCTTCCCCATGGAATCTGTGAACACTCGTTCAGATAAATGGTGGCGTATTCCTGGCCGAGGATCTTCTCGGTGCGTTCCTTGTCGTCCAGCCCCGCAAACCAAATCTAGCTGCCGTTGGGCAGCTCAGCAAACCACTCGGTCTTGTTCAAGTCCCAGCGGACGCCCTTGAAGCACAGGTCCATTACCTTCGGAAACGTGTCGGCGACAATTGACGCCTTCACGTGGTTGAACCGGAAACGAAGGATGGCGTGCCGACTCTTGGGAGCCTTCAGGGCGCGCATCACGACGTTCCGCACCAGCAGGAAGGTCTTGCCACTACGCGACCCGCCAAACAGCATGATGTGCGTGGCAGGGCCAGCTAGAACGGTCTAGGCGGCTTCCTGCTTGGCGGTGAACTTCAAACCTGCTCATCCAAATTGGTGGCGATAACAAGCGGCCCACCATCCTTGCCAGTCATTTCAAGCGACTGGCCCGGCTTGCCCCAGCCACGATCTAGCAGGACTTCCGACGCCTTCACGCGCGCAGCAGGCGGCTATTCCTTGTCCTTCATGATCTCTGCCAGCGTCTTCACCGCGTCAGCAGTGAACTTCCTGGCAGCCTCCTAGACTTCGCCCAATAGCTTAGGACGACCGCCCGGATTGCCTGATTGTCCCTTTTTGAAGGCCATTGTTCAGTCTTGTTCTCAATGAGAACGCCATTGTTCAATTGAGTGAATGATCCGGCGTCTCAAGCATGCTCGCTGCAATCCTGAGCATCTTTGCCAGATAGTGACGTTGGTAGTCAGGTGCGATCACGCGCACATCGTTACCCTTGGTATGGATCAGCAGCGCAATCTCATTCTCTGCGAGGAATTCGCCAAGTAGATCGCTGGCTCGCTCGTCCAGTACGTCAAGGGGTGTCATGTTCGTCCCCGGGCCACCAGTCTTCGCTTACCTAGATGCCGGTGAAATCGTCAACGTATATGTCCCTGTTGATATATATGGGAAGCTGGCTTTCTGCGCTGAAATCAGCTTTTGCGAGTACGCTAAACAACTTGCGCGCCCTTTCCTTCTTTGCCTCAATGGCGGGGGCGGTCGGAATTGCGCCGACGTTAGACGGGTTAGAGCCGTCGTTTGCACCTACGCGCGCCCCATCAGACATTAGTGACCAGCCTTGATCCCGTTGACCTTCTCAAAGGTCCGCATGACACCCAGGCCCAACATGCCCATCAGGACAGGAGAGAGCTGGGATAGGTCGAGGACCGGCAATACAACCGTGCTGCCTGCCAGCTTGGCGGCATAAGCCACAATAGGTGCAAGGACATAGGTCCATCCAAACGCCAAGGCACACACCCAGCCCACAGCGGGGCGCCAGCCAGCAACGAATACCGAAGCATTGGATGCCTCAGCCTTGTCTACCTCAAGCTGACCCTGAAGCTGTGCAAGCTCGCCTTGAAACTCTTGCAGGGCGAGCGCAGCCTGGTCTTTCTCGGCCTATGTCTTATCCGGCCAGAACTTGTTGATGATGGTCGTTGCGAGGTCGGAAACTTCGCCAAGTCCGGTGAGGCTCATGGGTTATTCCTTGTCAGCTCGCTCGGGCCACATAGCCATAACGATGATGACAATCATGATTGCGGCATCGCAAATCTCATGTACGGAATCAGGACTCATGATCACTCGCAAGGCTTGCTGAAATAGACATACAGGACCACGCAGAGCAATCCTGCAAACGTGAGGACGACCTTAGCCATGGGCCTTGGTCCATTGTTCCTTGGTAAATGCCAGCGGTAGTCCCCCCATCAGCTTCATGTAACCCTGCCCGTAGACCTGAGGAACCATGATGGAAACCACCCCGACGATACGGCCCTGCATGTCGAAAATGGCTGAGCCCGAGTCACCGAAGAACGCGTTAATGTCGTACAGCGTCCAGCGGCGGTTCTCTTCGACCTGATACCCACTCACCCGACCGAATCGGCACTGGTCGGTCAACTCGCCGGGATTGCCGCAGATGAAGATCTGCTCGCCCTATCCCGGTTCGTCGGCCACATAGGCGAAGTCATCGAACCATGTGTCTGTGATGACAATCGCATGGTCGGCATGGTCAAGCAGCACACTCTTGATCGCCACCGTCTTGCCGTCTACTGACAAGCTGTACACACCGGATATGCAGTGTTCAGCTGTCAGGATCGCATGAGGACCGATGGCCGTACCGCTGCAACTGCCCTGACCGAACAATCCTGTCATCGCCAGATGGTGCGTGGTGTCATGCACCATGCCGACCGGGTTAGATGCGCACCCTGCGACAAAGAGGACTAGAGCCAGCAGGATGGTGCGCATAGGTCAGATACCGTCCCGATCCGATGCGTTGAAGCCAGTTTTATCAGCCATGGTCAGCCCTCCGGGGGCTTCTTGAACTTCTTCAGCAGCCATTGGCCGCCCTTGTAGAACTTTTCACCTGCCACGATCAGGGTGTATAGACCACCCACAAACGTGATGAACTAGCCGAAGCTGATGTTGAGCCAACTCGCTCCGGTAAAGGCCGCAACGCCCATAGCCTTCACCGAATCAATCACTTCGTCTCGCAACATTTCACGTCCCCTGCAACGCGTTCTAAGCTTGGGCGAGACGTGCAAGGCGGTCAGCCTGTCCGTTCAAACCGCCGTTGATGATCTTGGTTACTTTCTCGAAATCGCCGGTATCGGCAACTTCGTTTAGCCCGTGACTGGCCCAAAACCAGGCGGCAGACAGTGCGGCGTAATACGGCTGAGCAAGCAAGTCGGGCTGGGTGATGAAGTCCACGCCTAGCGCCGTACTGCATGCTTGGTAATTCTTGCGACCGGTAAGCTGGATCAGCCCCCGGCCGCGAAACTTGAAACCATCTCCGGGCTACGTGTTGCCTAGCTGAGGATTTCCCTCGTATCGCTCCTATGCCGGCGTCGGACCCCATAACTCGGTGGCATATCGGAGACTTCCCGACTCATGCCCCACCTAAGCAAGGAACATGGCCTAGCGGTCAGTCGTGCCAATGCCGAACTTCTGCATGGCCTCCGTCATGAACGGAGCGTAGGTATCGCCATGCGACGCGTCACAGCCTACGGCTGCCTGTAGGGTGGCGGAATCCATCTTATTTGACCGCTGAAACGGCGCCGGTACGTGCGGCTTTACCGGCTTGTCGCCACGGCTTGTCCAAGGATTCCAGAACTTCCACATCGCCGGTCTTCTCCTGGATACGGAACAGGACAGCGCCAAGCTTTGCAGCGGCAGCCTCCCAACCGGCAGGGGCTATCACTTGGCACGTCGCGCACTGCACGTATTCGGACGAGCCTTCGCTATCCCACTGAACGTCAAGCTGGGGCAGATCGTCGTCGTCCGTCTCGTCGCTCATGGTCACCCCTAATCAGTGCCGCTGGCCGTTGCGGTCGCAGCGGCGGTAGCCGGTGGAGACACCACTGTTCGACTACCTTGTCAGTCTATAAGCGGTTTACGGCGTTGCCCCTCGGCGTTCAGGATTTCCTAGTCATTTTTCGTTCTACTAGGGCTACCTGCCAGTAAGCGGCGAGCATCCGAATCCAATATTCGTCCAAGCTTGCCTTCATGCGCTTGTAGACGGCCTCGCGCAGGCGCCAGTAGGTCTTGTGGTTCGTCCCGATGGCTTCGGCAGTGATGCGGTAGCCCTGAAGCGGACGCAGGTAAACGAGCATCGACAGGGCATCAAGGGCTGCACAGCCGATTAGCTCATCGGTGATGGCCTCGCGTTTAACGCCGCCATCCATGGCATAGACCAGCGTGAAGGCAATGACCCACTGGCGAAGCTTAGGCAGGTACAGAGAATCGCCAGCCAATGCCGTCCGGTATAGCATCCAATTGGGCATGCCGTTTTGAAATTCACACCGAACGAAACGGTCAGCGTCAATAATCCGCTCTGTGATTGGCCCTATCAGCGAAGTCTCAGTGTCGTGCCCGCGCACGTCATAGCAGGGCACTAATACAGTCTTATCTATGATGCTCATGCCCTGCCTCGTCCGCGCTTACCGCCACCGAATGGAGCTACGGCCCCAGTTACCACCTGCCAGTGCGCCGTTCCAATCTTTAAAAGCTCATCTATAGCAGCGCTTTTCCCGAAAACGCCCTCACATCTAAACCATTCGCCACTGATCGGATTAATGCCTTCAATGGCCTCAAGGGCAGACATGAGCGCATGTTCACCGCTAAACGCATCACGCCTACTTTCTACTTTCGCAGTCCATAAGAACGACAATCCGCCAGGCAACATGCTTGCGTAATGCTGCATCCTTGACTTGACATCACTTGTCATCCCGGCCTTTAGGAAAAGGACGCCTTCAACCGGCTGGAATCCACCAAGGTAGACGCGATAGTCCATCACGCCACCACCATGCTCGCCTTTCGAGGCAACGAGTTAACTGACCGAATCCAGGTGAGGCATTCACGGCACTGATACCGCTGATAGCTCCGCGTCTTTGTCTCGCGCGTACCTTCGCAACGCAGGTTGTCGCTGCCACAGTTTGGGCAGGCGTCACCCTCCGTGATGGAGTGATTAGGCAACCCAAGCACCCAGCCGCGCTCGTGGAGGCGATCAAACACCGCTTCCGTCAGCTTGGTGTCGTTGATGTTGTACTTGCGCATCAACCCTTGGGCCTTGGCATCGCCGGCCATCACGTCAAGCCATAGCTCAAACCCGCCTGTATCGACCTTGGAGCCCACGCCAAGCCACCGCGCCACGTAGTCCAGCTTATAGCTGGGCAACGCTACTTGACGCTTGACGGACTTCATCAAGTCAACCTTGGCGAAAGGCGATGGCTTGCCCATGCCATGCTTGAGGAACTGCGCATAGACCCAGCGGATATCGAACTTATCGCTGTTCCAGCCGCATACCGCATCCGCCTCGTTGAACAGGGCGCGCAGTTTCCTTGCCATGCCTTTCTCGCCATCCTCCCAGGCACTATGGAAATGCACCTGACGCTCACCGCGGAACTTGGCGGCGAAACACAGCAAAGATCCGGGCTGCTTGATCTGGCTCAGCCCCACATTCTGATTCCACAGCCCCCACGTATAGACCTCGTTGGGGCGCGTCTCGATGTCGATCGTTAGGATCTTCATTCGTTTTCGCCAAGACGAAGCAACAACCATTCAAGAAATGCCTTCAATGCATACAGAACGCCAAGCAGAAACTGAAGGCAAAGACCTACCGTTACACCAATCCAGGCCCATTTGACGAAGGAGTCCCACGGATAATGGGTATATCCAAAATAATTGAGGCCAACCATGAACAGGAAGATGTTCTTTCCAAGGCCGGCATACCACGGCGTGCGAGATTTCGACTCGGACATTTCAAACTCCCGTAGAGTTGTCGTCGCGGGTGTACTCATCGCGCAACGTTTCGGCGTTCATGGGGTGATGGCCCATAAAGATGGGGCGCATGTCGTCGTTGCGCGGAATGAGTGGCTTACTCTTAGGCGTCTCTTCAATTTCGCGACGAATAGATTCCAACGCATCGCTAGATGCCACCTCACGATGACCTTTAATGCATTGGCTTCCATGCTGCTTAGCCTTCAACAGCTCATGCAGATAGCCGGACGCATTGAAGATCAGTGCGCAGAGTTCTTCCTCGATGCTCTCGCCCGTGGACGTACTAAGGCCGCGATGTGCAGACCAAACATCCATGAAGTGCCGGAATGCCGACTTCATGTACGCGTCCAGGGGAATCCCGCGCTGCCAATTATCCGAATCACGCAGCGAGCCATCAGATTGCTTGCGATGACGGTTCATGTACTCGCCATATCGACGCAAGGCTAGAGGGCTGAGGAAGCCCTCGTAGTCAGCTTTGTTCGTGTCGGCGTCGCGAGTGGCGCCGGTTGCGAATTGGCGGATGGGCTGGCTCATGCCTCACCCCGCAGCATCTTTACTCGCTTTCGGTGAAGCTGATTAAGGTTTGACTGAAGCTCAGCCGCCTGTTTGATCTTTTCGGCATCTTTCGGATCGTGAACATTTAGACGAGCAACCGATGCCTTGATGTTTGACTCAGTACGCTGGAACAGCTTTGTCCAGCCAAAGACTGCGGTACGCTTTTTCATCTGGCACAACCCTCGTTCGGTTGTGCCTATTGGACCGTATAGATGTCTATACGGCGCCGCTATTTTTAGACACTTTGTTAAGTACACGATTGCGCATCACGTATACCTGGGCGCGGCTCACGCCGAAGCGTCCAGCGAGCACGTTAGCGCCGTGCTCCTTCAGATCCAACAAGAACTGACGGTCGCGACGATCACTATTAGCCATGGCATTCACTAGAGCGGCCTCAGCCTTCATAAGGATAGTTCGTGCCTCCGCGGCAGGAACGCCGGCCAACACGGCACGGCGCTCAGCGTCCATGATGATTTCAGCGATGGTTTCGTAGCTCACGGCTCACCCCTTAGCTAAGGTCTACGACTCGTTGTTTCCAGATTTGTGCTTTGCCGCCCTTGACCTTGGGAGCCTTACGCCATCCATGCACCTCAATTCGCCAACCTGCTTTGCGCACAGCATCCAGGTATGGCGAGTCGGTAATCTTCTTGACGCGTGCTGCAACGCCTGACGTGGTTGTCTGCACAGCTAGCGTTTCGCCGTCACGAAGCGCCAGAATGTCGAACATGCCGAACAGATCGACACGCTTGCGAGTGAAGCTATTCCAGTACTCGACAATCCAGCACTCATAGCCGAGCGCACGGAGGACCGCCAATGAGTTTTGCGTGGGTGACTTGCCGGTCATTAGGCCACCTTCCGCCAGAAGTTAAGTTTCGCTCCAACACCGCTACGAGCCACGCCAGCGCGCTCTACTTCTTTTCGACTCACCAGCAGTCGCATTGCAACCTTCACGTCTTCTATCCGCGCCTGGAATAGGTCAGCCATTTGAGGAACGGTCATGGCTTGGCTATCCAGTGCCGTCATAATCTGATCGCGGATGCGCTTTTTACCCTCGAAGTCGCGCTCGTGGAACGGAATACGAAGGCCTATGGCATGCTTGGATGATTCGGCTGCTTGTGCCTTACGCAATGCGATGATTAACGCATCAAGTGAGATATCGGCGCTGTATGGCCCGGTCAGGCATGGTGATCCAGACCTAGCTAGCTGATCACCATAGAGGGAGCCAAGCTTTGCCATGCGGAACCCTTCGTCTTCATCTGCATGAACCCACCAGTATCCGCCCTCCTTCGTGATGGTCATGAGGATCTGTGCGGCGGCGTCTGCGGGCTTGGTGTGGCGAATCTGGTACATGATTACCTCTTCAGGATCAGCAGGCCGTTTTCGATTAGCCTGGCGTGCGTGATAACGATTGCCTTGTCCATGAGTGCTCGCCTCTCGTCACGGCTCAATTGCTTGCCGTTGTCGATGGCGTAATGGCACTCCTAGCAAAGGGCGGCAGACATGTATGGCGGAGTCTTTAGCCCAATGCCCTTACCCTCGTTTCGGTGGCTCCATTGGATGCCGTAGGCGCCACACAGGGAGCATGTCTCAAGCATGTGTACGGCGTTGCACCAGCGTTTCTCTTCTGCGTTCATTGATGTAGTTCCACTCCGTTTTCAATCGCCCAGCTCGTGGCAAACTCGATCAGCTCGGACATTTCAGCCACGGTCATGCGGCGGGTTTGTGCTCCAAGGTTGACCACACTGGCACCATCCAGACTCGGCACAACCTGCCCTTGTTGCTTGTTGGTGACTCGGCAATAGCTATCCACGAGAAGACGCTTCCAGCCCTCTGTATCAACGTGCTTACCTGCCCACATACGCTGCTGCGAAATCTCGTAGCAAATGGCGTGGAATTTGTCCGACTGCTCCACGCTGCGACGGCTAGCCGCTTCATCGACCTTCACGCGAACCTTCTTGCCCATTCCCGTAACCCGCACAACCTCGTTCCACACGCGGACCATCGTCGGACGGGCATTCATGGCGTCTAGGGTGAAGGTGGTCATTTTCGCTTCTCTCGGATGACGTTGGTTCGGCGGTCGTAGTAGCGAATCAGTCGATCAACATCGATGCCGTCGAAGGGTTGGGGTTTGCCGACTTCCTTATCGCCTTCCTTTGCTTGCCTGACCTTCACTTCACCGAATGCCTTTCGGAATTCGTCAACAATGGCTGCGGTTCCTGGCATCGACTCGCGCATCCGCTGCCTGCGCTTCTCGATGGCCTCAAGATCAGCACGAACCAGATCAAGCGCGGTCGTCATAGTTTTCATGTGACCTCAAATAACTAATGGCCCTTGAGAGAAGATCAGTTCTGTCCTTGAACATTCCTAACCCGATATTGCATGTCCTACAGAGCCAGCCACGGGCCTTTCCGGTCGAATGGTCGTGGTCTAGATGCGCTGACGACTTTTTCTCGCCGTTTTCAAGCAGACTCGCATCACAAATGGCGCACATTGCGTTCTGCTTGTTGAAGATTTCCGCGCCATCCGTCCCTATATTTCTTCGTCGCTGAGCATCGGCCTTTCTCTCCTTGTTAGATGCCCTCCATTTCTTTTCTGCCGATCTAGACTTGTCTGTGTTCTTCGCGCGCCATCGCCTGGCGTTTTCATTTACTCTCTCGCGGTTACTTTCTCTCCATTTCTTGTTTGTTTCGTATCGTGGATGCCTAACCTCATTCGCGCCCTCAGTCATGGCAACCCCCATAGTTTTCAAATCGCATACTTGAAGGAATCCAGGCCGCTTTCACGATGCCGGTTTGTCCGTGGCGATTCTTCTCAATACTGAGAATGGCTAGCGTCTCGTCAGCGTTCTCGTCGTGGACGTGGGGCCGGTAGAGGGTGATGACCTGATCGGCTTCCTTCTCGATTTCGGACGAGTCGGACAGGTCTCCCATGCCCGGCTGCTTGTCCTCGCGCTTGTCCACTTCACGCGCCACCTGAGCCAAGGCGATAACGGGGATTTCCAAATCGCGGGCCAGATTCTTCAGGCCCTGCACCACTTCACCCACGCGCTCGGACTTATTGGCGTTGCGGCTCGATCCCACCGACTTGATGCGCTGGATGTAGTCCACAAACAGGATGCGAATGCCGCTTTCGTGCTTCCACTTGCGAGCGATGCGGTTAACGTCGGCAATCGTGGGTGAACTGCGGTCGTATACCTGAATGGTCCGTTCCTCTAGCTCTGCAATGGCATTCGAAAGGCGACCGTAGTCCTCCGCCTGGAACCGACCGCTGCGCATCTTCTCGGCTTCCACATGGGACTTCAGCGAAAGTAGGCGGGCACCGATCTGTTGCATGGGCTGCTCGGCGGAAATTAGTCCGCACTTCACCTTGCAGGACACCAGGAAGTTGAGCAGGAGAGCCGTCTTGCCCATCGCGGGGCGAGCGCCTACGACAACCAAGTCTGATTCGTGCCAGCCGCCAAGGACGTAATCAAGGCGATGCAGGCCGGTCGGAATGCCAGGGATGGACAGGCCAAGATCACGCGCCCGTTGCGCTTCCTCGTAGGCCGCTTTCAAGACCTGCTTGATGGTGAATTCGGCGCGGGCCTCGATCTTCTGCAAGGCCATCAATTCCGTGATGCCACCATCGACCAGTGTCGTAGCGTCGCCATCGGCCCCGTAAGCCTGCTCCACCATGGAGCTAGCGCGGTCGATTACCTGGCGGCGTACCGACTTCTCCCGGATGATCTGCGCATAGGCGTCGATGTTGGCTGCGCTAGGCGTCGTGTTCGCCAGTTCGATCAGGTAGCCCGCGCCGCCCATCATCTCGGCGAACCCGTTAGCCTCAAACCAGTCACCCAGCGTCACGGCGTCACAGGGCTGTCCACGGCCGGACAGTTCCAGCATGGCGCGGTAAACGAGCTGGTGATCCTTACGGTAAAAGTCGGCCACGCCGAGTTGCGTAGAGACGGCCTCGATCTTGTCGGGGGCCAGCATCAGGCCACCCAACACGGCCTGCTCGGCCTCCACGGACTGAGGCGGCAGACGGATACCCATGGCGCGGGCTTCGGATGCGGTGACGGTCATCACAGCTCCTTGCGCTTGGGCGGTTTAGGTGCAGCAGGAGCGGCAGGCGTGGCCCTGGATAGCCAGCTGGTGATGAACCGACCAATGCCACGGCGAGTCTTGCGGTTGCCCGGATTGGCGATCAGCCATGTCCGCATCTTCGCTACCTCGGCGATAACGTCGATGCTCGGGTATCCCTTGCGTAGCTCAGCGACAAAAGGCTCGGTCACCGAAAACTCGGTTCCGTCGTCAAGCGGAAGTTCGCCTAGAGATGGAGATGGAGATGGAGATGGAGATGGAGATGGAGTGTTTCCTAACGGTTCGGAAACCGTTTCAGAAAATTTCCACGAAGACATAACTTCGTCCCTGAACGGGACCGTTGAAGGGATCGAATCAACCAGCTTGACGACCGCCTTCTTGATGTTCGGGTTGTCGGGCCTGTTCCACTCGTGGAACTTGCACACCCACACCCACTTAGTCGCCTCGCAACGCTTGGCGAAATTGGCATCTGAAAGGGTTTTGAAACCGTTTCGCAACCGTTCCACAGACCATCCAAGGTCTTCGCATGCATAGGCTTCCGGCAGCCGGAAAGCACCCGATGCATTCGTGTGTGGAGACGTAAGCAGATACACGGCAAGCAGACGTGCATCGGTGTCCAGCGTTGATAGCGTGTCGCTCGACCAGAACGACGTGTGAATCTTTCCGTAGTCCCGCATGAGAGGTCACCCCCTGTACTTCAACTGCGCCGCTTGATCCCCCTCCCAGGGAATGGAAAGCGTTAGTGGTGCTGGCTAGGTCATGCGGGCGACTCCGGCTTGGCCTGATACGGGCGGAATGTCCAAAGCGGACAGCTGCGCGATGTGCAGTCACGGATCAAACTGCGGAAGCCCGGTTCGGCGTTTTCCGCAGTGCATCCCATGCATTCGGCACACTTAGCCTTGATGGCTTGGCCGCGTGTAGGCTTCTGTATGAACTTCTGAAGCGGGTTAGTAATGGGAAGCGCGCTCATACCACCCCCCTCAAATGCTCGGGCTGCCATACGCAGCTGTCCCAGGTGGTGACGTCGTAGGAGTCGGTGGCGGGTTCGAGCTGTTCTTCGCATGGACAAAATGAATTTAGCGTTCCCGGTATACGACTCGATCCATTCCAATCATCTATACCAACCTGCCACTCTGTTCCGTTTGGAGTTCCTCCCTCAAATGGCAAATTGGGATTTGGCGGCCCAAGAATGGTTCCAACCTTTCCGACAGCCTGGGGAGTTAATAGCGACCACACCACACGGACACGTTTCCCCTTGTAGAACCTGCTCATGCAGCCTCCGGTATCTCAGTCAGTTCCCGCCCATGCATCTGCTTGATGTGCTCACGGACGGCGTTAGCGATGGGTTGCCAGCCGGTCAGGTCGAACGGCAGCGGTTCGTTTTCGGGTTGGTCGGTCATGCGGCCACCTCATGTCTATAAAACTGTGGCTTAGGCGCTTCGTACCAAAACATCACGCGCGGAGGCTCGCTGTAACAGGCAATAACGCGAGGATTGGCGTGCGCATAGCGCCTCGCCGACTTACGCAATGTCTGTCCGCTTTCGGTGGCCGTATCGATCAACAATATGCGTCCGAGGTGTAGCGGCGCCTTCGACCCAAACGGAATAAATGGAATATGCAAGATGTGAGATGCATACACAGCAGCAACCGCGCCAGACCGACCAGGGCCAGTGACGTACCCACAGTCATTCACATTTGCCAGAATGGAGCAGATGCGGGCCGCGAATTCTTCCTGGCTTACAACGCGACTCATGCCGCCCTCCCCACCCGAGCGCGCTCGATTTCTTCCAGCTCGCGGCGCAATTGCTGCTCTCGCGTTTCCCGCTTCGGGACAAGCGTCATGCCGACCTGGTTAGCCAACCACTGCACGACGCCAACATTGCCCACGGCATCGCACAGGGACTTGTAGCCCGTCTCCGGCATATAGGCCGGTCGGTTCTTCGGCTTGTTCTGGATACGCGACCAGACGCAAGGCAGGACGCCAACCACATCGGCAATCACGCCATCGGAAGGCTTGCGGCGACCCATGGCACGGGACACGGCAAGCGCCTGCTGGAAGCTCTCGCAGCGCTCGATAAGTCCTTCATCTACAAGGTCGAGCTGCGGAACCTGTCCAAGGATTCGCATTTCTTGTTGGTGCATGATTGCCCACTCTGGTTTGCGTTGGCTTATGGGTTAGGAGCCGAATAAAAGGCCATGGAAACCAGTCCCACGACCCACAGCCCCAATCCTACGTTATCCCGTAGCACATGTCAACGGGATAGGGAATCTTATGGCCGCAACAATATCGCCATGACCATAGGCGAACGAATCAGACAGGCGCGGGAGGCCAGAGGCATGTCCCGCAAGGAGCTGGCGACAGCTATCGAGATGCCCTATTCCACGCTGGCGGGGATAGAAACCGGCGACCAGGGTGCTACGGGTCAATTGGCCGTGATTGCGGACGTGCTAGAGGTGTCCGGTAAATGGCTGACAACGGGCCAAGGCCAAATGCGACGCACATCTCACTATGTGACACTGGCCCCCGAAATACTGACCCAGGCGATCATGTTTGTTGAATACGACGAAACGCTATCGGGGCCCTACTCCCCGGAGGCAAAAGCTATTCGTCTCATAGACTTATGCGACATGATCGTCAAGGATGGCGGCAAGCCGTCGATGGCTACTGTGGATGCCATCATGCAGTCCGCCAGGGCGCGCAAGGGTTCAGGGGAACAGCCATGACGATACTCGATGAAAGCTCAGGACGTGACAGGGAAGTGGTTGACTTAAAGGTGGTATATAGCCAACTTAGGGCGAATAAGCCGTTGACGGATGATGAGATTGGCCGATTGCGTAAGATGCTAGAGGCCTTCGACCTAATCTCAAGCTCAGGAGGTTGTCCCGTAGCGTTTCGACTGTTGCACGGCCGTACCCACCCGTAAGACCGCGACAGACCCCCTCCCATTACTTAGACCCGCTTCGGCGGGTCTTTTTTTGCGTCTAGGAAAATTTCTTATACGCCATGCCGTAACTTGCTATTGACAGCGATTACGTTATGCCGTAATCTCGCCTCAACAGCCCACAAGCTGGCTGCTCAGGAGGCAGACATGAATACCGAGACGCAGAAGGTGGATGTGAGCGCGACCATTGAATTCACGCCCGAAATGATCGCGGCGGCTTTCTGGGAGATGGATAGCGAGCATCAGGCTGATTTCTTCGCAGAGCTTGAGCGAATTGCAGGGGTCAACCTGTGCTTTCAGATGGCTTGGGTAGTGCGCGAAATGGTTGAACGTGCTGACCGAGGCAATTACCAGGCGCAGAAGGGTTTTCAGACAATGCTTAGTCACGCTAAAGATTACGTTGAGAGCGCGACAGACATTCGCTATTGGCGAGCGCAGCACGAAATTCGCAAGATGACTGACGCCGCCCTCGCCCGCGTCGGAGGTGCCGCATGAACGTTTTCTTCGAAGCCGAGCAAGTCGGCAACGTCTATCGGGGCCTGGTGATCGATTCCAAGACCTTCGACCGAATCACCATGACGCGGCACACCTACGCCGACCGCACGACGGCAGTGGAAGCAGCCCGCCGCATGCATCTGGAAAGCGTGCCAGAGGAAATCCAGGCGTTCCTTCCTTATCTGACGTTGGAGCACTAAATGATGAATACCAGGCGCTACAAGAAGGTTGATGCGGCTGAGACGGTACAGCAGGAAGTCATCACGACCTACAAGGGTTTTGATCAGAACTTGCAGTGCCGTGGCTTCCAGTATGCCGTTGGTGAAACATACGAGCACGACGGCGAAGCCAAGGCATGTAACAGTGGCTTCCATGCCTGTGAGTATCCGCTCGATGTTCTCGGCTACTACGCGCCAGCAGGATCGCGCTTTGCCATCGTTGAGCAGAGCGGCCAGCTATCGCGCCATGACGACGATTCGAAGGTAGCCAGTACCAAGATCAAGGTAACGGCAGAGATTGGCCTGCCTGGTCTGATCAAGGCAGCCATCGAATACACGATGAAGCGCGCTAAGCCTGAGGGCGGTTCAATTGCCACGGGCTACCAAGGCGCAGCGAGTGCCACGGGCGACCGAGGCGCAGCGAGTGCCACGGGCGACCAAGGCGCAGCGAGTGCCACGGGCTACCGAGGCGCAGCGAGTGCCACGGGCGAACAAGGCGCAGCGATGGCATCCGGTTATGCCGGCCGCGTCATGGGCAAGGATGGCTGCGCCCTCTTCCTGGTCGAGCGCAACGCCGAATACGAAATCATCGCCACGTGGTCTGGTATCGCCGGAAAGAACGGTGTCAAGGCAGATACCTGGTACATGCTAAAGGATGGCAAGCCTGTAGAGGTAACGCCATGAGCACTTCTCGCGCACACCTCCACGCCATCAGCGGCGAACACAAACGCTCAACGCTGCCTTACGTCGCGATCTACCGCTGCAAAGTGGTTGTGATGACGGACGGATTCCCGCGAATCATGAACTACATCGGCCCGTGGAAGGGTTGGAAATCCATTGACCCTGAGGCTGCTCCTATTTCTTGGAGGATGGTGCGATGAGCGCGCATACGCCGGGGCCGTGGATCGATGTTCATCGCTTGTCAGGTAGCGAGAACCATCGCGGCTATCGCATAGCCAGCAAGCCGAGCAACTTTTATCTGGCGGAAGTGATGCCGATCGATTCGGACGGTATTGAGGGTGGTGCAAACGCCCGCCTCATCGCCGCCGCGCCGGATCTTCTGAGCAGCAACGAGCGCTTGCTGAATAACTTCCGGCTACTGCTGGCTGGCAAGCCTGTGCGGGATGCAGCGGAAACTATCGCTGAGGCGGAGCACGCCATCGCAAAGGCTACGGGAGAAACACCATGAGCGCTGTATACGCACGCGGCCCCGGCGATTCCCACGATTGGTACGGCGATCAGCGCATACGCCGTCAGCATGCCATCGAGCAGGAATACGAACGGGAGCGCAACGACCGCAAGGGTGATCTGTTCTGGCTGGAATCGGCAGCCTGTGATGCACTAACGCAGGCATCCATTGACGACATTAAGCCGCTTAGCAGCACCGAGGCCATCGACAAGGCTACGGCTTACAAACATCGCGCCACGATCCTGTCGCTTATCATCTCGGGTGCGGACGATGCCGAACTTGGCCGACTGATGCGGATTGCAGCTAACGATGCATTCAACCGCGAATGCTGGGATGCGGCGACGCGGTATGTCGATCACATGAGTTCGTATGGGGTGAGGCCATGAGTCGTAAGAAAGGTGGTCAATCTAACTTTCGCGTTGTCGTAGATCCTCGCGGACTTGGTGATTTTGGATATATCCGCACGAGCGCAACGTTTTTATATGGCACCACTCCAGAGGCATATGCTCGTATTGAGCGAGACATGCGTGAGCGCTGCGAAGAAATCGCCAAAGACATAAAGCGTCATGTCGATAACGTCAGTTACGTTTCCGTCGAGTCTGATACGGATTACGTATGCGAACACTGCGGCTCCGAATGGACCGAAAGTAGCTCCTCATACAACGGCGGTTGCTGCGACAAAGACGAAGAATGTGCGCCAAGGGAGGAAGAGGCATGAAACGCCGCTTCCAAGACTCACAGCTCTACGCCGACTTCCGCGACCTGGCCGTGATGGTGCTGTTTACCGACTGCTTGGCCGTACTGATCTTTGCCTTGATCTGGAAAGCATTGACGATGCATGGGCATCGCTGAGGAATCCGGCTTATGCCGAGCGTAGCTGCTGCGTTACCTCCTGCTCGTCGGTCCCGTACGAGTTACAGCAGCAACGGGCATTAACACGCGCCGCCGTCTCGCGGCATTGATGACAACGCAAAAGCATGTCGGCTTAGCGTGGATCGGTGCATAGACGGCACAAGGAAGCTGGCTTCCATCCGTAGGCATACGGGAAATGGGATTAACGCTATGGAGCCGAGTTAGCGTGCGGCAAGCCAGCTTCCTTGTTATGGCGGTGCAAGTGAGAGCGTTAACCGAAGTGAGAGAGCCCGGTCGTTAGATTCGCTACATGCGTGGAGCCACTCAGCGCCACCGCCACCCATTCCACACGCCAGCGCAGGGCGTAGCTGCGCGAGGTTTTATGAATCCTGCAACGGGGAACGACATGACTGAGGCAACTAAGACCCATTACAGGAAGGCGTTTGATTCGCCGTACCTGAGTAGTGCAGACATTGTTGAGCCAACAACGCTCACCGTGAAGTATGTGGCGCTTGAGCCGGACCACACCAAGAAGACCAAGGACAAGTTCAATACGGCTCACTTCGTAGAAAAGGAGATTCGGCCAGGCGAGAAGCTGAAGCCGATGATCCTTAACGCCACGAACAGTAAGACGATGAAGAGCCTAACCGGATCAGCTTTCATCGATGACTGGACTGACGTGAAGATCACGGTCTACGTCGATCCCAATGTGCGGTTCGGCAAGGATTCGGTTGAGGGGCTACGCATCAGCCCGCAGCGTCCTGGTCGTCGCGTCCTTACGCCCGATCAGACAAAGGCATGGGAGAACGCCAAGGCTGCATTCAAGCGTGACGGCAACTTAGATAGCGTCCTGTCCCGCGTCGATATGAGCGAGGAACACCAGTCGCAGCTTATCGGAGAATGCCTCGATGCGGTGGCATGACGTACAGCAGAATTCCGACGACTGGTATGCGATGCGTCTTGGCAAGGCTACGGCGTCAAAGTTTAGCTGCTTCATGGCTAACGACGGCAAGGCGTTTGGCGATCCGGCCAAGGACTACGCGCTACAGCTCGCCCTAGAGCAGGCCACCGGACGTAAGGCGGAATACAGCTTTACGAACGAACACATGGAGCGCGGACACGAACAAGAGCCTGTTGCCAGGATGCTGTACGAAGACGAGTACTTCGTAGAAGTCACCAATGGCGGATTCTTCGACTGGGATACCTATGGAGATTCACCGGACGGCCTTGTGGGTGATGACGGGGTTGTTGAAATCAAGTCCGTCATCGCCAAGACGCATTACGCGACGCTTCGGCGCGACTCCTTCGATCCGTCGTACCGATGGCAGCTTGTCGGCCATTTGGACTGTACGGGCCGGCAATGGGTCGATTTCATCAGCTATTGCGCGGACTTTCCCGAAGGAAAGCAGCTTCTCGTTTACCGGCTAACCAGGGACGAATGCGCCGATGAGCTTAGGCGACTACACGAGCGTCGCAAACAGTTCCTTTCATTGACAGGCGAAATCCTCTTCAGCCTTGGAGCACAAGCAGCATGAGTCAGCAATACGACAACAAGAACAAAGGCGTCCTGTTCCTCAACGACCGGAAGGAAAGCGACAAGCACCCGGACCGCAAGGGGTCGATCAACATCGACGGCAAGGAGTATTGGCTGAGCGGCTGGAACAAGCAGACGAGTCGTGGCGATACGATCAGCCTTAGCGTTCAGGCGAAGGAAGGTGCCAGGGCTAAGCAGCCCGCTCAGAGCAATGCTGCGCCGGCAAACAGCAACTTTGACGACGACGACTTGCCATTCTGACCATGCGCGCCGGCCTCCTATTCCGTCTCGGTAGCGCTTGGGTTGGCGTGCACTACTCGCCGCATCACAAGCGGTACTGCATCAACTTGGTGCCGTTCATTACGTTTTGGATCATCAGGAAGGGAGGTATTGCGCCATGACCACCGAACACGTCAGCGTGCCGCACAAGGTTTACGAGAATTTGGCGCAGATTGCCGATGGAAAAATGTCGTACAACGATATGCAAGACTTGGCAGCCGAGGCATACAACCTCCTCTCCCGCGCCACGCCGAGCGATGTTTATCCGAACGCGGATACGCAGGCCTATATCGATGAACTTCATGTACGCATAGCCAATCTTGAAAAGGTAGTTGCATCTCGCGTGGTGACTTCCAATGATGTCAACGCCGCCAGCCTTGCATACAACGAATCAATCGAACAGACGCACGACGGCTTCGATCTTCCGTGGTGCGACGAAGACGCTATGCGCGCCGCCCTCGAATCCTTCGCCACCTCCCTGCCAGCGGCGAGGGTGCCGGATGCAGAAGTCCGTCTGTGGGATACGCAGTGGATGAACATCGTAAACCACGACAATTGCTATCGCGACTGGTCTAAGGACGATGCCATTGCGCATGCCGTCAAGATGACGGAGCAGGCAATCGCCCGGAACATTGCTGATGGCAAGTTGCCGCCTAAGAAGATCGACGCAGCGCCGCAAGCGGGGGAAATAGGATGAGCGATCTATGGGTGAACATACGTTTCGGCGTGCGCCATTTGCAGATCGGTCCGCATATGCTGAGCTTCGCAGTTAATGGCTACCACGTCGAAAACAAGCCTTCGCGTTGGTTCGAGGTCTATCAATTCTTTGGCTATGGGAGCTGACATGACACCCACGCGCGAACAGAGGCTGCGGGATTGGATAGCTCAATGTAAGGCCGAGTGTATGGCGTATGCCAATACACCGATAGGCGTTCCAGTCCCGAAGAAATTGTATCTGTGGAATCGCCTTGGTGATATCGAAGCCATCCTCTCCCGCGTCACGCCAAGCGATGAATCTGCGGAACTCAACTACGCAAAGAGTCTCGCCACTTCGATGTGGGAGAAGCACTACGCGAAAGAAGCTCCGCAATGGGAATTGTGCGATGACTTGTATGGCGTGCTGTCTCAGATTGACAACATGCTCACTGGCCTACAGCGAGAAAAGCCGAGCGCGCCTCGCGTGGTGACTTCCAATGATGACAACGCCACCTCCATGCCAGCGGCGAGGGTGACGGATGGTAATGATGTATGTGGTGAGCTTGTCTCATTCATCCAGGTTGGCGAAGTTGCTCGCGACGGCGATATTGGTCGAGTGACCATGTACTTGCCGTACAGCTTCATAGGCAGGACCGTCTATCTATATGACCACGCCTATAGATATCAAACAGACAACTCATGTACCCATGGCGAGACGTATTGGAAGAATCGTGCTCACGCCGCTGAGGACAAGATAGCCAGTCAACCACTCATGGATGTATGCCGTCAGTGCGATGAATGTGCGCCATACCTAAAGAAAGACGAAACGCCAGCGCAGCGTATTGAGCGCGAGCGAAAGGATGTAACGGCGTGCCTTCGTCTCCTCCAAATCGAACGAAAATTGACCGACATTGACAGACTCGTTGATCGCTTCCTTGCATGGCCTTTACCACCCAGTGTTTGTCCAGATGGATGCGTCATGGATAGTTCCTATCCTCATAGGATCGGAACGCACCTTCTAACCGCTGAGGAAGCAAAGGCCATGTTTATCCACGCGCTCGGACGAGATGAACTGCTCGAAGCAGATCACAAAACGGGAGAGAAAGCATGAGCACCGAGACGAAAAAAGTGGATGTCCTTTACATGATAAGGAAATTCGAGCGGACATACATGGTTGCCGGTCTAAACGATGAGGCATCTGATATGGCTATCATCCATACCACCGTATCCGAGCTGATCGAATCGCTTAATGCGGTGCTTCCTTACGTTGTAAGCGACATGCTAGAACATTGCAATGGCAATAAGTGTCGCGAGTCATGGTGCATCGGTTGTAGTGGCGAAGAATACGCAACGGATTCCGTTGCTAAAGCTAATGCCGCAACTACAAAGGCATATGCTTTGCTCGCCCGCGTCGGAGGCGTGCCATGACCACGCGCGAACAGAGGCTGCGGGAGAACGACCATGGTTGATCTAGTCAGAATGCTTTCTTATCGGAAGGGCGAAAACTGCACCTATCGACCAGAGGCCGGAACAACCTGTCTTATATCCGGCGAGCATTGCGACAACGATGAGGGATACACCTACATGGAAATGGAAATTCTTTGGAAGGATGACCTTTTCGTTGTTTATCGCAAGCCCGGTTGCTGGCCTGTTATCTCTAAGTGGGAGCACATCATTGCCAAACCACTGACAGAAACCATCAAGGAGCCGGGACAATGACGACGATGACGTTGGAGCAGGCAAGACAGCTTGCCGAAGAATGGGGAAACGTCCCGATGGGCCATGTACACATGCCATCCGAATATCTTCGCCGTATCCGTGACGCCATCGACGCCCATCTCGCCAAGAGTGCGCAGGAGTGGCAGCCGATTGAGACGGCGCCGAAGGATGGAAGCCTTGTCTTGCTTTGCACGCGAAGCGGAAACCCTCGCCGCATTTGCATGGCTAAGTATGCTGAGGAAGGCTCTAGCTATCCGTGGCGTGTGGATCAGACGAACTACCACTTGCACACGGCCGACCTAACGTACTGGATGCCTCTACCCGCCGCACCCATGCTCAGCCATCGCGGGGAGGTGAAAGGTGGCTAAGAAAGTATCTCCGCGCACTGCACGAACCGATGCTGAGGTTTGCTCACTCCGTCGCGACAACGTTACCTATGGTGACTTCTGGATGCTTGTAACGGGTGATGAGGTAACCATCGCTCACCAAGAGCCCGGAGAAAAAGCGCATGGTGTCGTGACGATGGACAAGGCAACGTTCAATCGCATGTTGGCTTTCTACAATAAGCCAACGCAGACGCCGCTTAAGAAATGGAGGTTGCCATGACCGCCGACCAGCTGAGGGAGTGCCGTGAGGCTTTCATGAAATGGTTCAGAACGACCAGTCCACAAACCCTCGATTTCACCATTCAGTCCACGATACGCGAGTTCGCATATCAGGCATGGAAAGACGCCACGATAAAGGCGAACACCCGCCCCACCGCCGTTGCATCCCATGCGGAGGGGGAGGTTGCTTTTGTTCCATCTCTAGCCATGATGAGGGTCAACAAATCAGGCGAAGTTGGTCATGCATCATGCTGGCTAGACCCTAGCTTCATAGGCAAGACAGTCTATGTCTATGCTGAACTTCATCACGATTCACACCCACCCCGCTCCGGCGATGAGGCTAGTGATGCGGCGCGTTATCGGTGGCTGCGCGATCACGTGTTCTATGCTGACGGAAAGTATCGGATCACGCAGGCTGACCATCAGGAAGTTGAGCCACGGGCATATGCTGATGGAGGCGAACGATTCGAGGCATCCATCGACGCCGCCATGGCCGCGCGGGGTGGATCATGAGCGCCGCTGAAGACCTCAACCTATCCGGCAAAGACTGGCTTACAGTGGACGAAGCCGCCCATTATTGCGGCGTGTCTAACAGCCAGTTCCGCAAGAACGCCCTAGCCTATGGACTCACGCCACGGCGTTTCATGGGTAAACAACTGTACGAAAAGTCCGCCTTGTATGCGGCCATATATGGATCTGAGGCATGGCAAACGTCACCCTCTACTGGCGCGGACCCTGCGCCTATCTCAATTGGCGTACCTCCGGCAAACGGTTCCGTTGCAGTCTTGGAAGGGTCAGCCGCGAAGAGGCTGAGCGCGTACGAGGCCAGAAAGAGGCGGAGCTGATCCATGGTGTACGAATCATCGCGCGCCTGCCGATGGTCAAGAAGTACCTAGAAGAAGACCTTGAGTCCTATGCCGTTACGCACCCAACGACGATCAGTAAATACAAGTCTGAAGTAAAGCGGTTCAACGCCAAGTTCGGCCACCGCGCCATTGACACTCTGCGGCGCGAGGAAATCAACCAGTACACGAAAGATCGGCTCACGCTGGACAAGGCGTCGCCTGAAACCGTGGGCAAGGAGATACGCCGCCTCAAGGCAGCGTTCCGCCGAGGTATCACGGAGAAGCTTATCGACGTTAACCCCATGGATGGCATCAAGGCACCCAAGGGTGTGCGCAGCGTTGCCGTGCGATTCTACGAGAAAGGGGATTTAGCCAAGCTGTATAAGGCCAACCCATTGCGGGCCAACCTGTGGCGCTTCATGGCGCATACGGGCATTCGCCGTGGTGAGATGGCGAAGCTTCGGCATGATGACGTTCGGCAGGGAAAATTGATGATCGAGTCCATACCCGACGAAACGGGGCATGGCCGCACCAAGTCCGGCAAGTGGCGCCAGGTTCCACTTAACTCAAAAGCTAAAACTGCCCTAGCCAAGCTTCCCGATCCTCCCGTATCGGTCCATCCAGACACGCTTACGGACTGGTTTGCCGCTGATGCCAAGAAAGCCAAGATAGGCGGCTCACTTCACCGCCTACGACATACCTTCGGGGCCAACCTGACCATGGCAGGCGTACCGCTTCGCCGCGTGCAGGAATTGATGGGGCATGCGGACTACGCGACCACGGAAAAGTACTATGCGCACCTCACGCCAGAGGGTGCGGGAACGGCGGTAAAGCTGCTTGAAAAGCTACTGTGACCACTGTGACCAAGTGCGTCCGAAACGTGACGAAATCTGGCAACGCATCAAACATGCCACGCACGTAAGTCATTGAAAAATGGTGCCCCCGATACGATTCGAACGTACGACCTTCCCCTTAGGAGGGGGACGCTCTATCCAACTGAGCTACGGGGGCAACGGCGCGAATTCTGGCATGGATCGGCAGCCAAGGCGATCATGGCGGGGGGCCTGCTAGAATGGCGGTTTTCTTCCCGGCGCCCTTTTCGGCGCCACGGTCTGGAGTCAAGCATGTCCCACGAAATCCTCACCGCACTTGGTCTCGGCGCCTCCCAGTCAGGTACGTACCTGGGTAACGGCGAGTGGTCCAAGACCACTGACGCCGGCACGCTGCAACCGGTCAATCCGGCCACCGGCGAAGTGATCGCCAGCGTGCATGCCTCCAGCGCGGCCGACTACGAGACCATCGTCAAGCGCGCGCAGGAAGCGTTCAAGGTGTGGCGCACGACGCCGGCACCGCGTCGCGGCGAGGCCATCCGCCTGTGCGGCGAAGCGCTGCGCAAGCACAAGGACGCACTGGGTTCACTGGTCGCGCTGGAAATGGGCAAGATCAAGCCCGAGGGCGACGGCGAAGTGCAGGAGATGATCGACATCGCCGATTTCGCCGTGGGCCAGAGCCGCATGCTCTACGGCTACACCATGCACTCGGAGCGTCCGGGCCATCGCATGTACGAGCAGTACCAGCCGCTGGGCCTGGTGGGCATCATCAGCGCGTTCAACTTCCCGGTGGCGGTGTGGGCGTGGAACGCTTTCCTCGCCGGCATCTGCGGCGACATCTGCATCTGGAAGCCCTCGCCGAAGACGCCGCTGTCGGCCATCGCCACCATGAAGATCGTCAACGAAGCACTGAAGGAAGCCGGCTTCCCGGACATCTTCTTCCTGTTCAACGATGCCGGCGTCGAGCTGTCGCAGGCCTTCGTTGATGACCATCGCATTCCGCTGATCAGCTTCACCGGCTCCACCAAGGTGGGCCGTCACGTGGGCGAGCGCGTGGCCAAGCGCATGGGCCGTTCGCTGCTTGAACTGGGCGGCAACAACGCCATCATCCTCGACGAAAGCGCGGACCTGAAGCTGGCCATCCCCGCCATTGTGTTCGGCGCCGTCGGCACCGCTGGCCAGCGCTGCACCACCACGCGCCGCCTGTTCGTGCACGAGTCGATCATCGACGACGTGACCGCCAAGCTGACCACCGCCTACAAGCAGGTGGAAGGCAAGATTGGCGACCCGACCCTCGCGACCACGCTGATGGGCCCGCTCAACAGCAAGGAGGCCGTGCAGGCCTACCTCGCCGCAGTGGAAAAGGCCAAGGCGGCCGGCGGCAAGGTGCAGACCGGCGGCGCCGCGCTCACCGACCGCAAGGGCAACTTCGTGCTGCCGACCATCGTCACCGGCCTGAAGAACAGCGACGACGTGGTCCAGACGGAAACCTTCGCTCCGATCCTCTACGTCATGCCGTTCAAGACGCTGGACGAGGCCATCGACCTGCAGAACAGCGTGCCGCAGGGCCTCTCGTCGGCCATCTTCACGCAGAACCTGAAGTCGGCCGAGCAGTATCTGTCGGCAGCGGGCTCCGATTGCGGCATCGCCAACGTCAACATCGGCACCTCGGGCGCGGAAATCGGTGGCGCCTTCGGTGGCGAGAAGGAAACTGGTGGTGGTCGCGAGTCGGGCTCGGATGCCTGGAAGGTCTACATGCGCCGTCAGACCAATACCATCAACTACTCGAACTCGCTGCCGCTGGCGCAGGGCATCAAGTTCGATCTGTAA